TACGCTGTCAGCCTATTAAGATTAACATATCAGATAATAATAAAGACGCTGGTAACCCTAGAACAATGCAGGTCAATCAGCATGTTTACCGATGTGATAGCAGACGCTTTACTAGTTTAAATACCGGTCAGGTTGAGGAATTAACCCTGCATAGTATTGATAACGCAATTTTGACTGATGCTGAAACAATTTTCGAGAAATCCTGGAAGTGTGCATCACCTGGTTCCGTGGTTAGTGAAGCATTAAGAAAGATCGGTGTTAATCAGGTAAGATTTTCACCAGGCACCACAGGACCTGGTAGACCATACGTAGCGGAATCTATTCACCCATTGCAGGTGGTTCAGCAGCAGGCTTCAGTCGCATTATGGAATGGTGACGATCCTTCTTATGTTCATTATAATACCATCGATGAAAACAGCGGCCGTAATATTCACCACTTTAGAGCATTAGGTGAATTAATGAGCGGTAGTAACCACACAGCATATGATCTATACGCTGCTGATACTGGTATTACAGGTGGCACCTCTTTCTCTGAGTCATTTGCTCCGCTGCCTATGAGAATAGCAGTCACATTTAATTTCCCATGCGACTATGATGTATTATCTGACGTTCTAAATGGTATTAATTGTGGTGGTAAATATATCAATGACGTTAAGACATTTAATCTAGCATCAGGTAATTTTAGTTCTGCTGCTGGTGCATTGTCACAAGCTGGTAATATCTTTAAGTCACTAACCAATCTAGGCACAGCAAAGCAGCAAAATAGCTGCGAGACTAATGTAGAGAAATATCTACTCAAAAGACAAGCTAGAATGGGCTTGCTAGACAAAGATAAGATTGCATTGCGTATTACTATTCCCTGGTCACCATGGCTGCACGTAGGTCAGATGGTTCATTTTCACTGGTACAATAGATACGACTCGTCACTTGAGCAATATGGTTCAGGTAAATATCTTATTCTACACATGACACACAATATTCAATACGGTGGATATGCAGTCACCAATCTAGACTGCATTGCTAACACTTATGGGAGTTAATAATGGCTGGTAAGTTTCCGGGCACGGACTCTAAGTTTCAAGTCGGAGTTATTACCGATCAAAAAGCAGAAGATCATTCCAGCAATCAAGGTGCCTTTGCTGCTCTTGATTGGGGTGATGGTGTCAATATTGAGGACTCAAGTCTTAGCTCTCTATTAAATTCTCCCACAGCGTTTATGCAGCAGGCTTTCTCTGGTGGTCTAGACCCAGGCACACCAGTCATTATGCTCAAGCAAGCTGGTGAATTGGGTGGTATTATTCTAGGTCAGAGTAATACAGTCAGAAAAGGTAATAGCGGTACCGCATCAGGTAAAAGCCTAGGTGGTGCACAAAAAGTCGAGCAGCTTGTCAATACTAAAAGAGATATTAATGTAGCACCTGACGTTAAAGAGGTCGAGGTTGACGGTGTAAAAGTCAGACAGATTATAGAAAAGGGTAAACAGCACAGTCTCGATCTATTAGACGGGCTGCCTATTCACGGTGCTCTATTTGATATGGCTGGGTTTAGATTACCTGATATTAAAAAGGTACCGACAGCTAAACAGACAAACGACGGAATGATGTCGATCCAGAACCTTCAGCAGATGATGGGTCAGATTATGTCACTCGGTCAGATGATTCAGGGTCTAGCGGGTAATAAAGGTGGAGGAGGAGGCGGTGGTGGATACGGCGCCGGCGGGCTTGGCGGGGTCGGTAGTGGGGGTAATACTATCTCCTACGAATCTTATACACCACCCGGTGCAAACATCGGAGCCGGGGGTTTAGAGTATGGTGGTGGTCTCGGTAATAATATTATATCCGCAGTAGAAGCAGCACCCGGTACACATTTATATGAAATAATGGATGGACTTAGTCCGTCAATGAAGAATGCCGTGAACAGTCTTTCCATACTATTACAGGGCTACGAGTCACAGGATGGTGTAGCATTCCTGACTGGTGACGTTGTTCACGAAGATACATATCTACAAAACGCTAGAGAGCTATTACAGCAGGTTCAGACATTAGATGATCTGATGTATGTCCTATCAAGATTACAGTGGGACAAATCATTATGGGGCACAGAAAAACTAGCTAATGTTGTAAATGAAATTCATACAGCATGGGGTGTCGCTCTACAAGAAATCGACGTAAACGGAAATATTGTTATTACATACGGGTCAGAAGATGCAAATCTAGAAATGGAATTTGCTAATAATATGACCAGTAACACAGGCAGCCCAGCACTAGGGTTTATGTCACCATCAGTTGACGTATCATATAGCATTAACGCTACAGGTGCCAGTCTAGGCTTTAATAATATTAATCTAGGTGGTGCTGGTGACACAGGTGGTGCAGGTGGAGGTGGTGGAGGACAAGGTAGCAGTTCTAAAGGTGCAGGTGGTGTCGCTGATGCTATCGGTCAAGCACAGAATATGCTCGGTCAGATCGAAGGTCTAGCACAAGGCATGAGCCAAAATATGTTTGGTGAAGCTGCTGGTACGATTAAAGATATGTGGAAGCGTATGACAAGAGAGCAAGAAAACGACGCTAAGAAAATGCATGAAAAATTAAATCAAGATGGTGACGCAAGAGATTTGAGTAAGATTGTTGAGAAAACTGTAAAGGGTGGTAAGAACCCAGTTAAGACAGTTAAGAAGAAAGCAACAACTGCTGCTAGTGTACCTGCTACACCACAAAATTCAACAACATCATTATCATACGGTCCATAATAAGGAATTAACATGGCAGACCTTCAAACATCATTATCATTTGCAGACTCAGGATCAGGTGGTCAGGACCAAAATAGAAATCGCAAAGGTGACTCAAAAGATTGGGATCATCCTCATTCAGAAGCACGAAAAGGTCAATCGACTGGTTCGTATCCTGATTACTTCTCATGGAAGACTAGATCAGGTCACGTATTTCAGCTAGACGATACACAAGGTGGTGAGACGGTAACACTACAACATCGTGGTGGTACAGCTATTCAGATTGCTCCTGACGGTACACTAAACATTACCGCACACAATGGTAAATATGAAGTTATCTTTGGTGAAGATCGTATGACAGTATCAGGTGCTCAAGATATTACAGTCAAGGGTTCTGCATCTATGCGTGTCTATGGTGACTATAATGTTACCTGTCAGAAAGATTATAACCTCACAGTATTAGGTAATTTTAATCTCGTCGCTAAGAACCATAATAGACACGTTCTAGGAAATATTGATACACAAGCACGTAACGAGAATAAAAAGCTAATGGGTTCATCTAGTAAGATTGCTCGTGGTGCTATTGCATATGTCTCTAAGGGCTCTGCTACGATTGCTTCTCATTCCGATCAGGTACATGTCGGTGGTGGTTCGGGTGTTAATTTCTATGTTGACGAAGGTGATATTACCAGCAATATCGAAAAAGGCTCACACTACGTAGCAACAAATGACGGTAGCATTAATCAGCAGGTCGATGGACAAGACGGCTCTATTCGTATGCGATCAAAGCAAGGTAAGATGGAGTTTAAGTCAAAACAAGACATGAACCAGACCGTTGAGCAAGGTAATCATAAACTTACCGTCGATCAAGGTGATGCTGGTGTAGAAGTAAGTCAAGGTAGTATTCAATCAACAGCACCAAGCGGTGGCATTAAACAAACAGCTAAGAATTTTAGTGGCAACTTTACACAAAGCGCAGATATCACAACACAACAGAAACTAGACCTAAGAGCAACAGGTGAAGCATACTTTGGTGGTTCTAAAACAACCGTCGAAGGTCAGACAATGACAAGTATTGTCGGTCAGTCTAGTGTAAACGTTGACGGACCTTCTGCTCTTAATCTTAATACTGGTATCGGTCTATCTAATATTATGTCTGCACTTGGTATTCAGATACCATTTAACTTTGGTGATTTCACTGATGCAGAAACAAAAGAAGGTGAGTCACAAGGTGTTCCTGCTCCTGATCAGCCAGCAGACAGAAGAGAAGCAGACAATTGGCATTAACAGGCATAAATAACATAAATGCTAAAGGACTAAGATGGCACAGTTAAATATCAGCAGAGAACCAGATTACAGCGATCTTGATTTAGATTTTCAGATCAATCCTATTACTGGTGATATCAACAAGAAAACTGGTGCAGATGCGATCAAAAGATCAATTCGCAATCTTGT